GGCCTATCTGCTAGTTGGCATATCAAAGCCAAGCGCATCGCCTTCTCTCTTGTCCTAGATAGTAAAACTTCCAGTCCGTCTTTTTCTAATTTGTTTTGTTGCTCTACAAGATCATGTGCAAGCTTATTCAAAAGCGCCTTTGAATCGTCATCAAATCCAATTACTCTTTGACTGAGATTCATCTCTGCATTATCTCTTGCTATCTCCTCCATATCGTTCATAGGCGCTCTAACTTGCCTCAACCATTCACATACTTTGTAAGATGGTTCTATATAAGGGACCATTCTCCCCACCGTTCTGGGTAGTTTAGATTCAACTACGATGAACCTGTTTAAGAATCCATCAACAATACGTCCTGTTGATAAAGCGCCGTAAAAGTTTCTCGGAACTGACATACCTACCAAAGTAATCGCTGGTTTGATTGTATGGCGATCTAAAGCCTCCTGTTGCTGTTTTTGGGTAAAGGTCATCATAGAGTAGTTATCTGGCCTTAACGTGCCGTGACAACGTCCCCAAGCCTCCATAAGCACCTGTATAGCGTCCTCTTTGTTTGAATTGGTTGATTTGGATATAGACTCTAGCCTTTTACCAAATTCGTCCATAACGGTCACGTGTGTAGGTTTGTGACGCAGTAAACTGTATACCGCGCCACTAGACGTATAACCATCCCCCGCCATTAAATCTTCAAAGCCCGCCCCTTCTAATATGGTTTCTATAACTGTCTTGACGTTTTCTTTTCCTTGTCCTGATTTTGCAATACACATAAAGAACAAAGACGAGAAGTTGTTCATATCTGTTTTATACATACGACCAAGTGCTACCGAACCTAAAGCAAGTGAAGTCTGTAAAGATAAGGACGGTTGTTGTATCTGCGCTATCTCCTCAGAATACTCGTATACATCTTTGAGTATGCCTGGTGGTTCGTAGAGGTCTATTGGTTCTTTCACGTTGTAGGTGCGTTGTATGAAAGCTGGCGCTTGTTGGTTCTTTCTATCGTGTGTCTTTTGTATTGAGTTTACTGTAGTTGATATCTCCGATCTAGGTAAAGGTGGTTTGTTTTGCGTATTCCAAGATTGTACGAAGAACTCAACCATTTCTATAGATACGCCTTTGGCTATTAAGTTGCCAGCCAATCTTGCCGCGTTATCGTTACGGCTACCTTGAACTACCCCTGTCAGTTCAAAGGGTTGCGATATGGCTTTGGTGTTTATCTTATCTACACCTGTAATCATCACCCAATGTTCTTTGGTTAGATCAGGCAAATCATTTGTATCGTACCAATCCCACTCTTCTATAAACTTCGGCTCGTATATCGCACCTGTCGCGTGAATATTATATGGTGCGATAATCAAGCCACCCTCTCCTCTTATATCAATAAGTTTGGCTGGATCTGATGTATCGGTTCTTCTTGCTACATAGGTAGTAAAGTTTTCAGGGTTGTTATAGTAATAGTGCATACCCTTACCTGTTGCAACCTTGCAAGGTGTGTTCGGTAAATTGGTTTCTGCCCAATTGACAGCTTCTGGTGTATCGGCATCAACAACAATAAACTTGCCACATATCAGAGCTACAACAAGGTCATCACGGCCTTGAAACCATCGGGTTATTTCTTCTGTAGTTGGTTGTCGTTCTTTAAACTTTTGCCATCCGCCTAACTCTTTGGGCGGAACTTTATTATGGCGTAGTAAGGGAACAGGGCTATAGCCACTTTCCGCATACGCAAGAGCGAGTTCCAACGCAGAATCCTGCGCGGACGCTTTGACGTTTAACACTACTCAACCGTTTCACTTGTTTCTTCGGTTTCATTATCTATAGGACCATAGATTGAAAAGAAGTCTAGTTTGCCTTCAGTTGCCACAATAATCTTTTTGGCTTGATCCGTTGATGGCTGTCTGTTGCCATACCTCCAAGCCTTGACTGTATGTGTAGAACAATCGAATAATTTTGCTGCCGCTTCGATTCCTACAAACTCTATATATTTACTTAAAGTAACTCGTTCCACTTCACGCTCCTTATATGCTGGTTCCAGTCCCTGACTGTATAAATCCATCAGTTCTCTGTCTACCAATTGTTGTTGCCTATGGAAGTAATTAATCTTCCACTGATTCTTATTGATTTTTGCTTTGTTCATGTATACTATGTGTGTAATTATGTTTTCGTGTGATTGTAACTGAAAACATTTACATTAACAACTGGAGAAAAATATGAACATCAGTATTCAGGACCGCATCAAGTCACCAAGTGATTTAGTTGAGTCACAAGGCGCCAAACTTTTAGTATACGGCGAAAGTGGTGCGGGTAAAACAACTCTTTGTCAAACGGCTCCTGGTAAAACATTAGTCGTTAGTATGGAGAGTGGTCTTCTCTCTATTAAAGATGCCCCCGATCTCGATGCAATCGAAGTCAAGGAAGCTTCTGAAATAGAAGAGATAGCTCAACTACTTGAGAATGGAACACTACAATACGACACCGTTTGTCTTGATAGTGTTACGGAAATGGCTGAAATCTTGCTTTCGCAAGAAAAGGCCAAAAGCAAAGATCCTAGACGTGCGTACGGAGAGGTCATCGAAGTGATGATTAAAACGATGCGTAGGTTCAGGGATTTGCCTGTCCACGTTATATTCATTGCCAAACAAAGCAGAGAACGTGACGAGCAGACAGGTGCTTATCATTACCAACCTATGATGGTTGGCGCCAAACTCCCTACGCAGATACCTTACTTCTTCGATGAAGTTTTGGTCCTACGTACGTTTGACGACGAAAATGAAGAAGGTAAGACCGTCACCTCAAGATGGTTGCAAACGAGAATTGGTCAGAACTATATTGCCAAGGATCGTTCAGGTAAGTTAGACGGGTTTGAGTCACCTGATCTGGCTAGTGTAATTAACAAACTCGGATTTGCAGGAGGTGCAGAATGAGTGACTTTGAAGGATTGGATATAGATTTGGATGCCGCAGAGAGTAGCTCTGCAATTCCAGAGGGTGATTACCCTGTCGTTATATTGTCTTGCGAAAAGACAACATCAGCGGCTGGTAACGATTACTTGAAGCTGGAGACAGAAGTGACAGGTGATAGTTACGCGGGGTGGAAGTTGAGAAAGAACTTCAATCTCTGGTACACAAATGACGACAAACAAAAGCAAGAAGAAATCAGAGGCTACGCCAATAACGACTTTGCTCGCTTGGCAAAAGCGGTTGGTTTCAAAGAAGTTCCCAAGACTGCTTGGGAGTTTCAAAACAAAACTTTTGAGGCCAGAGTTGTCATAGTAGAGGATGAAAGTGGAGAGTATGGTCCAAGTAACGAAATCAAATCGTTCTTGCCATTACAAGCTGAGTCTGCTCCGAAAGCGGTAGACTTGCCACCTAGTATGGATGAATCAAACGATGCTTCTCCAGGTGAGGCGGCTTCCCCAAGCAAACCCTCACTATAATCGTTCGGCTACGCTAGGAGTCGTTAGAGCCACGCTCACCCTAGCACTTTCCGTATAAATCCCAATTAGTTTTTAAGATAGATAACCAATCATCCATAGTCATAACGGCAATAGCTTGGTTGTCGCGTACCCAATCAGGATTGATCGCGTACAGAGGTACACAAACTCGTATCGGTTTGCGGTTGTATTTGTAGATAAGTACGGGGATGTTGTCGTCGCAACTCGCACATACTTGTCGCCACCATTCAGGCTTTACCCAATCGCCCTCTTTGTAGAACTTACACTCTATCGCGTGGTTGGGTATTTGCAGATCGCAAAGATCTTTTTGCTGATATTGATCCAGGTTACGCTTAGTTTGAAAGTCTATACCTTCTTCTACAAAGAAGTTATTGAGTATACGTACAACGTCCCTCTCAAACTGAGCGCCTTTGTTTCTGGAATTAATCTTGGCCATCTTGATTTGCTATCAAAATAGCCTTACGTTTGAGTGCTTCAACTTTGATTGTTTCATATATATCTTTGCCAAATTCTTTTTTGTAAATTTCTAACATAAGAACATTTAAATTTAAAATAACTTGTTTTTTACCTTTTGGTTTTGGAAAATTTTTTAGTTCTTGCTCCAACTCCCATTTAAGTTTGATCAAGTTCGCAACATTATCAAACTCCTCTTTAGGTGTTCGCCTTCTAGTTTTTCCCATCTCAAGTAATTGCAGTACCCTTTGTTCTTGTTTGATTCCGTACTTTCTTTTGAAGTCAGTAATGACTTTGTTGATAGCTGTAATTCTATACACCAAAGCCTGTCTGTTTTGATCGTTAGATTCAACTGGAATACCGTCATCTACAAAACCTCTTCTTGATCCATGCGTTGAGTAGCTTCCAGTCCTGTTCATAAAGTGTTCCTTGTTAGGATTATTAAGACTGTGTGACATTATTCCTCTCCCAAATCAAGTGTAACAACATTAGGACTGTTGTATACAGTTGGTCT